ATTGAAGGCAAATATAAAATGACTAAAGTAGTCAAAGATGAATTATTAAAAGTAAAATAGGGAAGCTGAAAACTATATAGAGTAGGCAAATTTTAAAAATAAATAATATGAGTGCATTAATTAATGTTAGTTTAAGAGTTGACAAATTACCAAAAGAAAAATTTGTTCAAGGTAAAGATGGTGCTGTTTATTACAACTTTACTGTTTCTGTAAACGATGAATCTAACCAATGGGGGCAAAATGTTTCTTTAACAGATTCACAAACTAAAGAAGAACGTGAAGCTAAAAAACCTAAATCATATTTGGGTAATGGTAACGTAATTTGGACTAATGGTACAATTCAACTAGGAGAAAAGAAAGATGATGTTGCTACTAAAGAAGTAGTAGGTGATGATTTGCCTTTCTAAATTTAATTGGGTAGTGTAAAAGCTACCCTTTTTTTAAAACAAGAAAATAATAATATGGACAAAGAAGCACAAAGATTATTAATGCAAATGTTTGAAGAAGATTGCTTAATAAATCCATTAGAAAAAATAGAATACCCAAAACCTGCAATATCATTTGGCACAAAAAGTTATGATACAAAAGATGGTTCAAAAGAATACCCAGTACCATTAGGAACTTATGGAAACTTTAGCTTTGTTCAAGCACCACCAAAATCAAAGAAAACATTTTTTGTTAGTTTATTATCTGCTATTTATCTAGCAGAACATTTAGAATCTTTTTGTGGTGATTTAAAAGCGAATAGAGAAAATCAACACTTAATACATTTCGATACAGAACAGGGTAATTTTCACGCACAAATGGTATTTAAACGTCCTTTAGATATGATAGCTTTAAAAACAGACAAATATCATACATTAGCATTAAGACAATTATCATTTAAAGAACGCATTGATTTTATTGAATATTATCTTTACGACAAACTAGAAGCAAAAGAAATAGGTTTAGTTATTATTGATGGTATTGCTGATTTATGTAGCGATGTAAACAACATTGAAGAATCAAACGCTGTAGTACAAAAGTTAATGAAATGGTCAAAAGAATTAAATTGCCATATAGTTACTGTTATTCACTCAAATTTTGGTTCAGATAAACCTACAGGTCATTTAGGTTCATTTTTAGAAAAAAAAGCAGAAACACAAATACAGCTAGAATTAAATACAATTAATAAAGGATTGGTAACAGTATCTTGTAAACGAAGCAGAAACGCACCATTTGAAAACTTTTCATTTAAAGTTAATAGTTTTGGTTTACCACAAGTTGAAGGCGCTTTTTACGATCCATTAAAAGATATATTTTAAGATGAATGTACTATCATTATTTAACGGAATGAATACAGGACGCCAAGCATTAGAAAATGTAGGCATCAAAGTAAACAAATATTATTCGAGCGAAATTAAACCTTATGCTATTGAATTAACACAATATCATTTTCCTGATACAATACAACTAGGTGATGTTACTAAATGGCGTGAATGGAATATAGATTGGAAAAGTATTGATTTAGTTTTATCAGGTTCACCTTGTCAAGATTTAAGTGCGGCAGGCAAACGTGCTGGCATTAACGGAAGTAAAAGTAGTTTGTTTTTTACATTTGTAGAAATATTAGAACATATAAAATCATTTAATTCAAAAGTTTTATTTTTGCAAGAAAATGTTGGTAGTGCAAGAAAAGAAGATGTAGGTATTATGTCAAGAGCATTAGGAGTTTACCCTGTAAGAATTAATAGTTCACTTGTAACAGCTCAATTACGTGATAGATACTATTGGACTAATATAAAAACAAAACAAGATGGTATGTTCGGTGATATTGTTACAGATATACCACAACCTAAAGATAAAGCTATGTTATTAAAAGATATTATTACAAGTGGTGAAGTAGATAGAATCAAAAGCAGGTGTTTAATTGAAAGATATATTGGTGCAATACCTAAAAGTCACGATGCTATACAAAGGTATTTAAAAGAAAGGGTTGAATTTGGTTCATATACTGTAGTTAAAGAAGATAATTTATTAAGAGCATTTAATAAAACTGAAATGTGTAGGTTACAAGGATTTCCTGATAACTATTGTGATATTTTGACTACTGAAAAAGCAGGTAGTTTATTAGGTGATGGTTGGACTTTACCAATAATAGAACATATTTTTTCATTTATAAAACAATAAACAATGCAAACAACAATTAAAACACACTTAGAAGAATTACATACTTCTGCAACACGAATGCTAGTATTAAATTCAGATAATAAAATGTTAATAAGTTATTTTAAAGACTTAACAGAAAAGTTAATATATTTACGGCAATTAGTAGAAATGGATTCAAAGTATAATTGGTTAGAAATTGAAAATATAATGAATCTGTTAAAAAATCAAGATTCAGAACTAACTAACATTAATGTAAATTTTAAAATTAAAGAAGTAACAACAGAAAAAAAAGAAGCATTTTTAACAATTAAAAGTTTATAGTATGGAATTATTTACAGTAGCATTAGTAATTATTTTAGCATTAGTATTTTTAGCAACAAGTTTTTTTGAATGCGATGTTATTATAACGCCAATTAAAGGAGTAATGTTTGGTGCTTTATATAATGATGATGTATATGATATTGAAACAGATCACACAATTCAAATAGTAATATTATTTATATCATTTAACTTTTTATGGACAACTTCAAATGGCTTGAAAAAGTAGCTAAACATCATAAAGAATGGATTAAAACAATCCAAAAGCTTGGTGAATATGATTTCGCAGAAGATATAGTACAAGAATCTTATATTGCTTTAATGAAGTATGCAAATGCAGAAAAGTTAATTGATGATAATGGTAATGTACGTAAAGGTTATATGTTTTTTACATTACGATCTTTATTTTATCAGTATTACAATAAAAAGAAGCTAGTAAATAAAGTGTCTTTTGATGGTTGTTGGGAACTATTTGATGATTCAAATATAGAAGAACACAAAGCTTATAATGATATATGTTTAATGATTGATGAAGAAATAGATAATTGGCATTGGTACGATAAAAAGTTATTTAAACTTTACAGAGATACAGATATGTCAATGCGTGATATTGCAAGTGAAACTAATATTAGTTTAATTTCAATATTTCATAGCATTAAAAACTACAAAGAAATACTTAAAAACAAATTTGAAAAACATTACCAAGATTATATAACAAACGATTACAATAACATTTATTAAAAATTAAAATTATGGCTACAAAAAAAGCAAAAGGTTTAGGTGATACAATAGAACAAATCACAGAAGCAACAGGAATTAAAAAAGCAGTGGAATTATTTAGCAAAGCTACAGGTATTGATTGTGGTTGTGATGAACGTAAAACTAAATTAAACGAACTATTTTCATATAGTAGAACTGTTAATTGTTTAACTGAAAAAGATTATAATTCTTTAACTGAATTAATAGACCCTAAAAAGAGTTCATTAACAGCAGAAGAACAAAATACAATATCTGAAATTTATTACAATGTGTTTAATTACAGATTACAGCTAAGTTCTTGCGGTTCTTGTTGGGCGGGTAAAATAGAAGAATTAAGAAAAGTTTACAACGAATATAAAATTAATGAATAATTGGAAAGAATCTGATTTATTTAATTGGTTAAAAGAAAATGTTTACCCTGATTTAGTTAAAGCGAAAAATCAAATGTCTAGGTGGGATTGTTATAGTCCCGCCTCAGGACATCGCTTAGAACTTAAATGTAGAAAAACACATTATAATACTTTATTGCTAGAAAAGAAAAAGTACGATGCGATGAAAGAAGAATGTGAAAAGCATTTAGATACGCCAATGTATTTTAATTCAACTCCTAAAGGTATTTATTCTTTTAATTTAAACATTATTATACCAGAATGGGAAACTAATTTTAAAAACCCTGCAACAACACAATTTTACAATACAAACAAAATAGAAAAAGAAGTAGCATATTTAGAAATAACAAAAGCAAAACAATGGAAAACAATATAATACAACAAGAATATTTAAAAAGCGTTTTATTAAGTCAATTATTGTTAGAAGCAAACGAAAGTTTATTTTTTACAACACAATACAAACAGCAAATAAAACACAAGATAAACAGCTTAAATAAAGATTTAGAAGAAGTAGTAAGAAACGAATATAAAATAATCTACAATACCGACCCTGAAACTACAACTAATATTTTAAACAGTATTGAAACAATTATTAAGAAGCTTCAAACAAGTTCAATAGATGAATTAGTATTTATAAATGCAGTAATTGATAAATATAAAGAAAACAAAGAATGGTTTAAAGAATATGGTGAAACAGAATTTTTAAAATTAAATGACTAAAAAGCAAGAAGCAAGTTATTCACCTACAGAATCAGAAATACAATCAATGTATATTTGCAATAGAAATGATTTAGCATACGTAATACAGCCAATACAATATACAAAGAAATATAAAGTAGTTAAATTTCAAATATCAAACAGGTTAGAAGTTCACAATTACAAAGAAAATAATATTGATGTTGAATTTACAGAATACGATGCTTTAAAAAAAACAATGGAATTATATACATTACACTCAAAAAGATTTAAATGAAAGATACAATAGTAGAATCAGTAATAGAACAATTTAAACAACGTTCTGAAGTAGGAATAAAGAAATATAATACAACATTAGATAGAACAGATTTAACACGCTTAGAATGGCTACAACACGCTCAGGAAGAAGCTATGGATTTAATCTTATATTTAGAAAAATTAAAACAATATGAAAAGTAAACAATCACCCCTGCAAAGAATAAATAGAATAATGGATTTTCTTTGGAAACGTGGAAACAATAAAGAATCCGTTAATGAAGTCTATAGAAAAATTATAACTCAAAAGCTATCTAATAAAAGGTAGCTTTTTTTTATATGTTAAAGTTTTCATAAAATTTAATAAAAAGTTTTTTATTGTAAATAACTTGTTTATATTTGCATATATAATTAAACAATTAAAAAAAAAAACAATGAAAACAATATCACAAGAACAAGTACAATTTCTTTTAAATGCATTAGATAAAAAAGAAATAACAAAAGAAAAATTTATAGAAATAATAAGACTATTAAACGCTAGCTTAATTTAAAAATAAACACTATGACAAAGCAAGAAATTATTGAACGATTAGAAAACATTACTTGGTTAATGGCAGAAGTAGAAAACACTTATGTTAAACACGAATTAGAAGAAATTACAGAAGCATTAAGAACTGAATTTAATTACTCTGATACGTATGAACAAGAAGTAAAAGATGTATTGAATTATGATGAAACAATGTTTAATTTAAATAACTTAAAAATAAGATAATGAATGAACTCGCATTAATCAAAGTACAATCTAAAATACTTGGTTTAGATAGAGAATTAAAACAATATGTAGATGAATTATTATCAGGTCAAGGTTTATTAAATGAAGATCAATTAAGCAAGATGATAAACAGTACAACAAGAGAATTAAGTATTTATAACTATATTTTAAAATTAATAATAATAAATGGAAACAACAATTAAAACATTAGATAACAAAATTTGGGACAAACAAGAATTACTAGATAATATGTATGATGATAATTTTTATTATGATTATCTTGGTAAAAACGCTTTAAGTAGTTCAAGTTTAAAAATGCTGATACAATCGCCTAAAACATATAAGTATGTTACTAAATATGGTTCAGGTGAATCACAAGCGTTACGTGATGGTAAATTATTTCACACTATGATTTTAGAACCACATAAGATAGATGATTTAGTAATTGTAGATGTAGCAACAAAGGCAGGAAAAGCGTACAAAGAAGCTAAAGAACAAGGTTTAGATGTTTATACTTCAAAAGAAGTAAAAGATGCTGAAAGATTAGCAGATGCACTATTAAGAAATGATGAAGCTGTTAGTTATATGAATAAAGCACATTTTGAAGTACCTGCAATATCTATGATAGATGGAATACCATTTAGAGCAAAAGCAGATATATTAAAACCTAATATGATTGTAGATTTAAAAACTACTACAGGTTTAAATGAATTTAGATATTCTGCATCAAAATATAGTTATGATTTACAAGCGTATTTATATCGTGAAATGTTTGGTGTAGATAATTTTGTATTTGTTGCAATAGACAAAGGTAGTTTAGATATAGGAATATTTGAATGTAGTGATGAATTTTATGAAAGTGGTAAAAGAAAATTAGAACAAGGTATAGCAAACTATAAATACTTCTTTGGTAGTGATGAAGTAGATTTAAATCAATATGTATTAAGAGGAATATTATAATTATGAAAATAAATTTAACACACAAAATAAACAATGATAGATATACAGATTATATCTATGAAGCATTTGATATACAAAACAAAAACGAATCAAATGTAATTGTTGAAGCTAATTTAGAAAATTTACCTAAAGAATGGAACATAGGTGTAGTTTATGGTGGAAGTGGTACAGGTAAAACTACTATATTAAAAAACTATTTTAAAAAAGAAATGGATAAATCATATTTTGATAATTCTAAATCATTAATATCAAATTTTGATTGGTTAGAACCTAAAGATGCTACATTTTTATTATCTGCTATGGGTTTAAGTTCTGTTCCAACTTGGTTAAGACCTTTCAATACACTTTCAAATGGTGAACAATACAGGGCAAATCTTGCTTATATCGTAGGAAGTGCATCAGAAAACGAAGTAATATTAATTGATGAATATACATCAGTAGTAGATAGAGATGTCGCTAAAGCTATGTCTAATGCGTTACAGAAGTATATTAGAAGAACTAATAAAAAAATTGTTCTTGCATCTTGTCATTTTGATATAATGGAATGGTTACAACCTGATTGGATTTATTCACCATCAAAAGGGCGTCTTGAAATAGCGCCGTCACTTCGGCAACCAAAAATTGAACTTCAGATATTTCGATGTAGATATGAAACTTGGAACTTATTCAAACAACATCATTATTTAAGTGAAGAATTAAACAAAGCAGCAAAATGTTATGTAATAACTTTTAATGATAAACCTTGTTGTTTTATTGGTATATTACCAATGCCAAGCGGAACAATACAAAATGCTTATAGAATAAGTAGATTGGTAGTTTTACCTGATTTTCAAGGATTAAGTATTGGAATGAAATTATTAAATTATTTTGGTTCTTTATATTTAACCGATAATAAAGATTTATATATTAAAACATCTAATCCTTCGTTGTTTAAAGGAATGGAATATAATAAAAAATATTGGAAATTAATTGGACAAACAAATGATGTAGAATCAATTAAAAAATCTAATATTAATTTGATGCAAAAAAAAGAAAATGGTGAAATAACATTTACAACAGGAATAAAATTATTTAAAGAATCAATTACTAAAAGTTATAAATATATTGGTGAAAAGTCAGAAGATGATTTATCAATTATAAAATTCAAAACAGAAGTTTACAAAGATGTAGCACAAAATCAAATATCAATGTTTTAAAAAAAAATAATATGGAAACAAGAAAAAAATATAACTCAAACTATCACAACAACGAATTTAATTATCTTATAAGTGAATTAACAGATGTAAAGCGTTCTATAATGGATATTGATTGTATGATAACAAAATATAAATACAATACATTTATGATTGACCATAAAAAAAATGAAGATACAACTTCATTAAATACACTTATGCAACTATCAAATTATGTAGGAGTAACTTTAAATGATAAAACTAAAATACAATGCTTTATAGTACGTTCAAATGTAAATACAGAAACTTGTGAAACTTTAAATGGAGTAACAATGATTTATGAAATCAAAAATATAAATGATGTTGTAGATAAAAAAAATAGAACTGATTTCATTAAAGGAATATTTAAAGCAAAAAATGATACTGAATTAAAACTATTCTTTCAGCAAGAAACACACAACGAAATAAAAGAAAAATTAAGATTTGAATTTTAAAAAAAAACAAAATGGAAATTACACAAAGATTAAAAGATATTATTAAGCAAGAAACAAATACAGATATAGATATTAGAACTCGTAAAAGAGAAGTTATAGAATTACGTTCACTATATTGTAATGTATTAAAACAATTAAAACCAAACAAAACTTTACAAGCAATAGGTGATACACTAGAATTAAATCACGCTACTGTTATACACGCATTAAAAAACTATAAAATGTATGAAGAATATAATCCTGAATTAAAGAAATTTAGAACAACTATATTAAGTTACTTTACAATAGATAATGAAGAAGAATTAAAAGAACTATCTGAAATTGAAAAGGTAAAACAACAGCTTTATAAATTAACATTTGAAAATGATAAACTAAAAAAAGAATTACAAGAACAAATAGATAGACCAAGATACGAATACCAAATAATAGATAATTTAAACAACCTATTAAGCAACACAAAAGGAACAATACAACATACACTAATTAACGATAGATTAGAAGCATTTTATAAAATGAATAATAATATTAAGATATGATAGTAAAAGATAAAATTACTTGGTGGAAACTATTAATAGTATTTATATCTGCAATAGTTTTAGAAGCAAACAGTATAGCAAGTTTCACATTTTTAATGGAAAAAAATTGGTATGGTATGGTAGGAATGGTATTTATAAATCCTTTTCTTTGTTTACCAATGAATCACTTCACAATAGAAGTAAAAACATTTTACGGAAGATTCTTAATAGCTTTAGCATTTGCATTAGGATTTAGCTTAGGAGTTTTAACAATAAGACCTTATTTTATTTAGCAAGATATGAAACCAAAAGAAAAAGCAAAAGAGTTAATTGATAAATATATTAACTTAACTGAAGAATGTGATTGTTTAGAATATATGTGTATATGTTTTTCAATACCTGAGTATAAAGCCAAACAATGTGCATTAATAGCAGTTGATGAAATATTAATTGCAATTACATTTAATACATATGATGAAGAAGAACACATTAAAGAAGATATGTTTTGGAATGAAGTTAAAAAAGAAATAAAAAAACTATGAACACAATAGAACCAATAACAGCAAAAGAACGTGCTGAAATGTTATTTAATAAATACACTAAAGAATATAACAGGCGAGTATGTATGGGTACAATGCAACAGACAGAACATTGGAAAGAAGTTACAAAGGAATTAGCGAAACTTTATAATAAATAGTTATGAATATAATTATATTTTTAATATTAGGTTTATTTGCACAAACAATTATAAAATTTATTATTAAACAATTTAAAAACAAATAAGATTATGAAACAAAATGAAACACTTGAAGAAGCCGCTAAAAATTATAATTTAAATACTATTAATGCTTTTGGCGATTATGAATCTTTTATAGCAGGTGCTAAATGGCAACAAGAAAGAAGTTATAGTGAGGAAGATTTAAAAGAAACATTTAAAGACGCATATTGTTTAGGATTTAGAGATTATTTACAAGTATACTTTAAACAAGAAAAATGTGATGAATGGTTTAAACTATTTATAAACAAATAACTATGGCAGATATAACAATGTGTAATGGTAACTATTGCGAATTAGCAAAGACTTGTTACAGATATAAAGCAGAACCAAGTAAGTATAATCAATCATACTTTGTAAAAGAACCAAACATAAAAAATCAATGTGATTATTATTGGGAAGTATGTGAATATTGTAACCAAGAAAATGGTAAACATAAATTAAGTTGTGCAACAATGAAGATACAGGTAAACTTATGATAGCAATAAAAAGAAATACTTATACTTTATTATTAGGTGAAAACCCTTGCGAAATATTTTATTATTATTCAGTTAAAGAAATGCACGGATTGAATTGTTATGATTGTGAAAAATATCAAAACACAAAACACGATGCTTATATATGGGGTTTGGCAAACTATGTACCAAAAGAAAATAATATCTATAATAATGGCGATGATACTTTTGTATTTATAAATCTACAAAGATGTAGTAATGATTATGAAACTTTTGGTGGTGTATTTCACGAACTATTGCATCACTCTTTTGAAATTCATAATTATAATATCGAATTAGAAGAAGAAATAATAACTTGGGCAGAAAAAGAAACACACGAAGTATTTAGTTTAGTTATTGATAATCTTAAACAACAATAGTTTTTATTTATTATTATTTAAAATTGAATAATCATTATTTATTTCAAATGGAAAAAATCAGAGGTGGTGCAAGACCAAACGCAGGTCGTAAATCAAAAGTAGAAGAACAAAAAGTAAACAATGTATTTTTAAAAGCTTTAGGTGAATTATACAGTAAAGAAACAGAAGAAGATACTAAGATCGCTTTTGTTAAAGATACATTAATGCAATCACAAAGAGGTCAGTTATTTATTGCAGAACATATATTTGGTAAACCAAAAGAAATTATAGAAGCTACACACAACGTAAATGATTTTAACATAAAAGATATTTTTAAGGTTGGAAATAGCAATAAATCAGAAATATAATTTACTAGGTTCAGATAGTAGATATTTTGTAATTACAGGAGGACGTGGTTCAGGGAAGTCTTATTCTTTGAACTCGTTTCTTTTGCTATTAACATACGAAGTAGGTCACGTTATATTATTCACAAGATATACTTTAACTTCTGCAAACGTTTCTATTATACCTGAATTTATAGACAAGATTGATACAGCTGATTTAAGCAACGATTTTTATATAACTAAAGATGAAATCATAAATCTTAAAACAGGGTCTAAGATTCTATTTAAAGGTATTAAAACAAGTAGTGGTACACAAACAGCTTCTTTAAAATCATTAGCAGGAGTAACAACGTGGGTTTTAGATGAAGCAGAGGAACTAACAGATGAAGAAACTTTTGAGAAGATAGATTTCAGTATCAGAACAAAAGGAATTCACAATAGAGTTTTATTAGTATTAAACCCTGCAACAAAAGAACACTTTATATATAAGAAGTTTTTTGAAGATAAAGGCGTTGAAGCAGGAAGCAATTTAATTAAAGGCGATACTACATATATACATACAACGTATCTAGATAATATTGAAAATCTATCTGAATCATTTATTAATCAAATAGAGAATATAAAGAAACGTAGACCTGAAAAATATAAGCATCAAATTTTAGGTGGTTGGTTAGATAAAGCAGAAGGAGTTATATTTACTAATTGGACTATAGGAGAATATAAACAAATAGGTAAATCTGTATTTGGTCAAGATTTTGGATTCAGTAACGACCCAACAACATTAGTAGAATGCAATATAGACACTTCTAACAAACGAATTTATATAAATGAACGCTTTTATCTACAAGCATTAACAACATCGCAGATTTACGCTTTAAACAAACAACATTGTTTTGATAGTTTAATAGTAGCTGATTCTGCCGAGCCAAGATTGATCTCAGAACTTCAAACATTAGGATTAAATATTGTACCTGCAATTAAAGGACAAGGTTCTGTAACTTATGGAATATCATTATTACAAGATTATGATTTGATAGTATCACCTGAATCAATTAATCTAATTAAAGAACTAAATAACTATTGTTGGTTAGAAAAGAAGTCAAGCACGCCAATAGATAATCACAATCACTTGTTAGATGCTTTAAGATATGCTGTTAGTCACCAATTAGAGAATCCAAACAAAGGGAACTATTTTATATATTAATGTCGCAAATTAATACTATACTTGCGACAAAGTAAATGATGTCGGAAACTTGACAAATTAATTATGACATACGGACAAATGATCGCAACAATACAATGTTACATTCATCACGTTAAGAATGTAGAAGTGAATATAAACCTACCACGTAATATAGGTGAAATTAAAAAAATGCAAAAGATGTACTTAATAGCATCGGAACATTTGAAAAGTTAAATAATTGTTAAAACTAATTTATGTAACAAATTAATATTATATTTGTTAAAAATTTAAAACAAAGAAAAATGAAAAAAGTAAAAGTAACAGTTAATTATTGTGATATAGAATTTGAAGTTAAAGGATTCTATATAAAAGGTTCAGATGAAGATTATACAGGAAGCTGTATTGAAGATGCAGAAATATTATTAGAAGGTATTGATATTTACGAAATAGTATCTACAAAAATATGGAATGATATAATAGATTTAGCAATAGAAGAAATAGAAGATTAAATTTTGTTTTAGATTAGTTAATTTGGTTAAATTAAGGTGCATAGAAATATGTGCCTTTTTTTTGTTTAATACAATATCATAAAATAGTTATTAATATAAAAAACAATAATATGAAATTTGAAATAAGCATACCAACAGAATTAAACGAAATTAAATTATCACAATATCAGGCATTTTTAAAGATGGCTAAAGATAATGATGATATGGAATTTATGAATCAAAAAATGGTTCAAACGTTCTGCAATATAGATTTAAAAGATGTAGCTGAAATTAAGTATAAAGATGTGTTACAAATAACTGCATCACTTGGTAAAATGTTTGATGTTACTTCACATAGGTTTATAAACAGATTTAAACTTGGTGGAGTTGAGTTTGGTTTTATTCCTGATTTAGATGAAATGACTTTTGGCGAATATACAGATTTAGATTCATACATTGGTGATTGGGATAATATGCACAAAGCTATGGCTGTTTTATTTAGACCTATTACAAAGAAGGGTTTAAATAATACATACGAAATAGAAAAATACAATGGTAGTATAACCTATAGTGATGTAATGAAACACGCACCTTTGGATGTTGTATTTGGTGCTAATGTTTTTTTTTACAATTTAGGCAGAGAATTATTGAAAAGTACGATGAATTATTTGGAGAACAACAAACAGATGCAGACTATTCTGCAACAGCACAATTTGGAAAACGATGGGGTTGGTATTCATCAATCTATGGACTTGCTCAGGGAGACATTACAAGATTTGACACAATCACCGAACTACCAATTAATCAATGTTTAACGTATCTAACATTTGAAAAACAAAAAAACAAAATAGAATCAGATTTAATTAAAAGAAAATAATGAGTACATTTTACGAAATAACACAAGTAATTAAGAATAAACTACAAGAAGATTTATTTGTTAATACAGTTACAACAGGCGATATATTTAAAGTAGATTTAAATAAACAAACTATATTTCCATTAAGTCATATTATAGTAAATTCTGTATCGTATCAGGGTCCTGTATTAAATTATAATATATCTATTCTATGTATGGACATTGTAGATGAATCTAAATCTAAAACTACAGATATATTCTTAGGTAATGATAACGAGCAAGATGTGTTAAATACACAATTAGCTGTAGCAAATAGATTTTTAGAAGTATTAAGCAGAGGAGCATTAGCAGAAGATTATGAATTAGTAAACAATACAGCAAACATTGAATTTTTTACAGAACGATTTGAAAATAAAATAGCAGGTGTAACTTTCACATTTGATATTGCTATTGAAAATAAAATGACAAAATGTTAGAAGTTGAAGCAGTATTAAAACGCTTTCGTGATTATGTAATACAACAATCAAGAAGCAATTTAAGTAAAGGAAATAAAAATAGTTCTAAGGCACTTTATAATTCTATTGATGGCGAAGTAGTAACACAAAATAATTTTACTATTGTAGGGTTTACAATGTTAGATTACGGACACTATCAGGATAAAGGAGTTTCAGGTAAATTAAAAAAATACAATACGCCTTATAGTTATAAGGATAAAATGCCACCTGCAAAAGCGTTTGATAAATGGATGGTTAAAAAAGGTATTGCACCAAGAAATGCAAAAGGTGAATTTCAATCAAGACAAAGTTTACAATATGCAATAGCAAGAAGCGTTTTTTTAAATGGTATTAAACCTTCTTTATTTTTTACAAAACCATTTGAAGCAGGATATAAAAAATACATAGATACAGATTTAATAAAAGCGTTTGGTCAAGATGTTGAAACAATGGTAGATTATAATTTAAAAGATAGAAGATAATGGAAGTAATAAGTGCAAGAAGTCCGTTTCAAATAATAATAGATGAATCAGGACAAACAGGAAGTAAAGTTGAATTGTTTATTTGGAATAAAGGAACAACAGAACCTACTACACCTACATATATAATGAGTGAAAATATAGCTTCTGCATCACAAACAGAAACTAATTATAATATTTCTCCTTATATTTTAGAATACATTAATCACATCATACCTTCTTATGGAACTACACCTGCAGTAGCAGGGAATAATGAATGGTGTTTTGTTAGAGTTAAAAGATATAAAAACGTTTCAGGTGCTTTTACTTTATTAGATAATACTTTATATCTTGGTGTTAATGCTTATACAGAAGTTACTGATAATTTAAATTATGATATTGCACAAGGTTTAGATTTTGTTTTATTGGGTGTTTCACAAAATTTAAATAGTAAAATACAATATTATAATAATATACCTTCATTTAATTTTTTATGCACAAGTGCTGCAAGTAGCGATTATAGAATTATTTATTATACAGCTTCTAATGTAGTAATAAACACAAACACTTTTTTAAGTAGTGGTTCAACTAATTACTTTAACTATAAATTACCATTAGCTTATAATGATTCCGCATATTGCGAAATAGAAAGCGATGATGAAGGTGTTATGTATAGAGTTTATACAGAAAAGATAGAAGAATGTAAATATGCACCTGTAAATTGTGTATATGTAAATAAATATGGTGGATGGCAACAAATAACGTTCTTTAAAGCACAAACTAATAAAATAGATATACAAAGTAGTAAATATAATTTAATGCCTTCTAATGTATCTTATAACGCTTCCGAAGGACAAAAGAAATCATTTAACATAAACGGAACACAAACTATAACTTGCAACACAGGTTGGGTTACAGAAGGATATAATAATTTCATTAAAGAATTAATGTTAAGCGATACTATTTTATTAAATGGTAACCCTGTAACAATTAAAACGCAATCGTTACAATACAAAACAAATTTATTAGATAAAAATATAAACTATACAATAGATTTTGAATACTCAAATAGTTTAATAAACAACGTAATATAATGAATGTAGTTTCACTTTATATTTATACCGATACAACTTCAAAAAGATTAGATTTATTTAACGATGAAAAAATATCTGTTACAAGTGCTGTTTCTAATTTCAATGATTTAGGAAAAATCTATACTGACTTTTCACAATCGTTTACTATACCTGCATCTAAAAAGAACAATAAAATTCTATCACATTGGTACGAAAGTTCTTTAGATAATGGTTACGACCACCGAAGAAGATATGACGCTTATATTAAAATAGATTCAGTTTTATTTAAGAAGGGAAATATACAATTAGAAAAAGCAAATAAAAAGAACGGATTTATTGAAAGTTATACTGTTACGTTTTATGGTAACTTAACGCAATTAAAAGATAAATTTAAAGATGATAAATTAAATACTTTAGATTTTAGTAGTTTAAATCATACTTATAATTCAACAAATATAATTAATAGAATAAACCCTACAGGTACAAGTTATTTAGTTAGTTACCCTTTAATTGGTTCACGTAGAAAATTCTATTATAAATCAGGTGCATCACACGAAGATATTACTCAAACTGCAGGTGCTATTCAATGGAATGAGTTGTTTCCTGCCGTCCCTTTATGGAAAGTATTTGAATTTATACAGACTAAATACGGAGTTACATTTACAGGTAGTTTCTTTAGTTTAGACCAATGGAATAATTTATATTTATATCTTAAAAATAGTGAGGTAATTACATATACTACCGAACAATTAATGGTAGATTTTAGCACTATTCTTGCAGGTCCTTTTCCTGAATTAAATTTAACTACAAATGTACTTACAACTAATTGGAATTTTGCACCTACTACTTCACCATCATTTTCAGCACGTATAACATCTGATATATTTGTAACACCTAATTCAGGATTCGGTGCAGTTAATTATACTGTTTATATTTTTAAAAACTATTTATTATATCGTACCTATCAATGCGTTGGAAGTTCACAATGCCAATTAGATGATTTTGGTTATGCAGATGTGCAGGGTGCTAATTATACCTATACAGTTAAAATTAGTTCTAATTCAAATTTTGATTTTACAACAGAATTGCATTATATGAGAAGTTTTATAAATCATTTTCCTTCACGTACTTCAAGCGTTGTAACAGTACGTGCAGGTAGTGGTTCACAAACAACTTCAGGTAGAATTGATTTAAATGATTATGTGCCGGATATTACTATTAATGATTTTATTACAGGTATTATTAAAGCGTTTAATTTAATGATTATACCTAAAGATGTAAATACATTTGAATTTTTACCTTTAGAAATGTATTATAATGCAGGTAAAATATTAGATATAACAAAATATGTTTATGCAGATGAAATGGAAATAGAACGCCCTAAATTATTTAAGGCAATAAACTTACAATATGAAAAAAGTAATAACATTTTAAACAACGCTTACAGAGGTTTATATAATAAGGAATATGGTGATTTAATTTATACCAATACTAATTCAAACGAAAGTGCAAATTACGATATTAAACTACCATTTGAAAATGTTTTATTTGAAAAAGCTACAGGTTATAATTTTGAAACTGCTACTTTAATAGATAAAGATTTAAAACCATATACACCAAAACCAATGTTAATTTATAACAATGGCGAATTAAGAACTGATTTAACCGGTTCAGATAGAATACACGTTACAACAGAAACAGGAACATCACACATAGATAATTATATTAGATTTTCAAATGAATATAATAGTGTACCTACTGATTTAACATATACGTATTTAATGTCTATGAACTTTGGAAACGAACAATCGCCTTGGTATAATGTTTTAGCACCACAAGGGCTGTATTTTAGACACTATAAAAACTATGTAGATAATTTATATAACATCAAAACAAGAGTTATTAAATGTAAAGCATTATTTCCTACAAGTTTGTTAAATTCATCTGTTACAAATGGTTCAAATAGGTCATTAGGTATAGCTTTAAATGATAGGTTAATAATTAGAAACAAAAGGTATATTATTAATAATATGACTACCGATTTAACAACAGGTGAAGCAAGTTTAGAATTAATTACAGACTATAGAGGTTTGAACGCTGCAAGTTCTGTAGGCTATAGATTTGCAAGTTATGATAATGTGCAGGTAGATAATACAGCACAAGTATTAGAAGAAGTTATTTATTTAAATGACTATGATAGCTTTTCTTTAAAAGGTGCAGAAAACTTTTTAGTTTATACACCAACATTAGATAATTTAAACGATATTTCTTTAACAGTTACTATTCCTGCAAACGGAAGTGGTTTAGATAGAGTTGATAGAATAGGAATTGAATATTATATAGGTGGTATTTTACAAACAACACAATACATAAGTTTCACACAAACAGCAATATGATAAAAAACATTTTAGAATTATTATCACTACACACACATTACGGACAAAGTGAAATAATAGAAATAGCAAAAGGGAAATATAAATTAGTAACTTCTTGGAAACAAGGTTTTGAACAAGTAAAAAGACAATGGAAAATAAAGTAGTAAATTTAGAAATTAAAAACAACTTTGATGAATTACTTAAAGATGTTAAAAAACTTAATTCAGGGCTCGAGGAATCTACTAAGGAAATTAAAAAAGTAGAAAAGAATGTAGAAAAAACAGAAGATTCTGCTAAATCTATGTCAGAAGGGTTTAAAGCTGCAGGTTTGGCTATTAAAGCTATGGGAATTGGCTTGTTAATATCTGCTTTATCAATGTTGAAAGATGTATTTATGAGCAATCAAAAAGTGGCTGATACTTTTGGGGCTGTAATGGGTACTATCACAAATGTATTTACACAAGTAGTAAATGTATTAGTTTCAGTTATTGAAAAGGTTGGTAAATCTTCTAATGGTTTTTCTGCTTTAGGTAAAGTAATAAGTGGTATTATAACTTTATCATTAACGCCTTTAAAAGCAGCTTTTTATGGTATTTCATTAGCTATTGATGAAGCGAAATTAGCTTGGGAACAAAGTTTCTTTGGAGATGGTGACCCTAAAGTAATTGCAGAATTAAATAAAAGAATTGAAGGCACTAAAGAAAGTCTTGTAAAGGTTGGTAAAGATGCTTTAGATGCAGGAAAAAAAGTAGCTACAAATTTTGTTGGTGCTGTAAAAGAGGTAGGTGCTGTAGTTGAAGGTACTATTGATGGAGTTTCTAAAATATCTGTTAAAGCTGCTTATGAACAAGCAAAAGCAAATGTAGCATTACAAAACAATGCGAAATTAGCTGCTGCAGAACAAGCACGTTTAGTTGAACAATATGATAGGCAAGCTGAAAAATTAAGACAAATTAGGGATAATGATTTATTAAGCATTGATGATAGAGTTAAAGCAAATGATGAATTAAAAAGTGTTTTAGAAAAACAACAGCAAGCTATGATTAGGCAAGCTGATTTACAAGTTCAAGCGGCTGCTGCTACTAATGCTGCAAATAAAACTATTGAAAGCCAAGTAGAATTAACAAATGCTTTAGGTAATAAGCAAGGTGTTTTAGCACAAGTTGAAGGTTTACGAAGTGAGCAAATTGCAAATAGTATTTCATTACAAAAAGAAAAGGTTGATTTAAATAAAACCGAAATAGAAGGTATAAATGCTTTAGCTATTGAGCAAAAGAAATTTAATGAAGAATTAGAAAAAGATGAGGTTAAAAAATTACAACAGCAAAGAGCAAATTTAGAAGAAGAAAAAAACATTGAACTAACAAGGTTACAAAATAATATAAATATTGCAGCTTTAGGAACACAAGCAAGGGTAGACGCAGAATTAGAATATGCAACTAAAAAACAAGAAATTGATAATGCTTTAATTCTTAATGCAGTTCAAACTAAAGAAAAGTTATTAGAACAAGAAAAAGCTATTGCAGAGGGTAAAAAAGCAATTCAGGAAGCTACATTAGCAAATATAGAAGGTGGTATAGGTTTATTAAAAGGATTGTTTGAAGGAAATAAAGATGTTCAAAAAGGTTTATTAATTGCTGAAAGTGCTATGGGTATTGCAAAAATTGTAATTTCTACCCAAGCTGCTAATGCTGCTGATACTGTATCTGCTGCAACTATGGGACCTGTAGCAGGGCCAATTTATTTAGGTACAAAATTGATAATGAATAAAGTTTCTGCAGGTTTAGGTATTGCAGCGAATATTGCAGCTACTTCAAAGGCGTTATCTGCTTTAGGTGGTGGTGGTGCTCCGAGTGGTGGTGGTGCAGGTGCTACAGGTGGAACGGGTGGTGCAGCTCCTCAATTTAACGTAGTAGGTCAAGGTGGTGCAAATCAAATTGCACAAGGAATGGCACAACAAAATATGGAACCTATACAAGCGTATGTAGTAGCAGGTGCTGTTACAACAGGGCAAGCATTGAACAGAAATATCATTAATAACGCTTCAATGGGTTAATTAAAACAAAACAAAACTTAATTTATTTTAATAATATGAAGATAATAGAATTAATAATAGACGAAAACGAAGAACTTTCAGGAGTAGATGCCGTTTCAATAGTAGAATTTCCTGCAATAGAATCTAACTTTGTTTCATTAAATCAACAATTAGCTTTAGCAAAAGTTGATGATGAAAAACGTATTTTAATGGGTGCCGCTTTAATTCCTAACAAGCACATTTATAGAAGAAATGGTAATGATGAATATTACATTTTCTTTTCAGATGAAACAGTACGTAAAGCAAGTGAATTGTTTTTAATGAACTCAAATCAAAACAATGCCACATTAGAACATCAAAAAGAATTAAAAGATCTTTCAGTTGTTGAATCTTGGATTGTTGAAGATGCAGAAATGGACAAATCTAAAAAATATGGTTTAGATGCACCTGTAGGTTCTTGGGTAGTTTCAATGAAAGTGAATAATGATGTTATTTGGAATGACTTTGTTAAAACAGGTAAAGTTAAAGGATTTTCTATTGAAGGTTATTTCGCTGATAAATTAGAAATGAGTTTGCAAAACGAAAAAGAATTAGAATTAATTGAAAAAATTAAATCAATAATAAGTAATGCTGAAATTAATAAATAAAATTATGGGAAATAAAACAAGTTCGCCTAAAGGTGGAAAAAGAGGATGCCTTTGTAAAGATGGAAAATATAGTTCTGAATGTTGCCAAGGTGAATTACAAGAACAAGGTATTGGTTCAACTGTATCACAGCAATCAAGTTCAGTTACAAATGTAAATACTGCAAGAGTTATTACAAATGTAAGTTAGTAATTTATAACAAAAATAAATAACATTAATTAATATAAAAAATAAAATTATGCAAACTGAAAAATTGGTATTTAAATCCTTATTTGGAAAAACAGAATTAGCAAATCAAAAAATTGAATTAGGTATATCAGAAGATATGGCTAAATTAACTTCTGAATCAGAAGCAATGTTGACTAAATTAAGAAATGATAATAATTCATTAAGAAATGCAGATAAGGCAATTTCAGATGCTATTGCACAAGGTCAAAAGATGAAATCAGAAGCTTTAAAAAATATAAATTCTGCTGAATCAATTATGAAAAAAATTCCTTCAATTTTAAGTAAAGCAGAAGCATCTGCAAAAGATTTAGGTTTAGATGTAAAATCAATTCCTACTTATAGTCCTTTAAGTAAAATATTAGATATATTAGAAGTATATACGGAAGATAAAGAATTTAGCGAATATAAAAATTTATAATAAACCTAAGTAAATATGAATGTAATTAATGAAATCAAAACTCTTTTGGGTATGGAAGTAAAACTTGCTCAAATGAAACTTAAAGATGGAGTTACTATTATAGAAGCAGAAGCTTTTGAAATGGAAAACCCTGTTTTTATTGTTAATGGTGAGGACAGAATTCCTATGCCAGTTGGAGAATACGAATTAGAAGATGGTATGATTTTAGTAGTAGCCGTTGAAGGTATTATTGCTGAAATTAAAGAACCTGTTGCAGAAGTTGAAGAAACTCCAGAAGCAGAAGTTGAAGTAGAAGTTGAAGCACAAGCAGAATCAGTTTCTAGTCCTAAAAGAATTATTGAATCAGTTTCTAAAGAAATGTTTTTTGCAGAAATTGAAAAATTAAGAACTGAAATTGCTGAATTAAAACTAGCAAAAGAAGTTGTTAAAGAAGAATTAAGTTCAGATGTAGTTGTTGAACCATTAACACACTCACCTGAAGTTAAAAACGAAGTAAAACTAAATAAATTTTCATCTAATCGACAATTAACTACACAAGATATAGTTATGTCAAAACTTTTTAATTAATAAATTATGGCTACTACTACAAGTATCACTACTACCTATGCAGGTGAGTTCGCAGGAAAATATGTTTCTGCCGCATTATTGTCAGGTTCTACTATTGCAAATGGTGGGATCGAAGTTAAACCAAACGTAAAATTTAAAGAAGTTCTTAAAAAAGTTGCTACAGATGCCATCGTTAAAGATGCTACTTGTGATTTTGATGCTACTTCTACAGTTACTTTAACTGAAAGAATTTTACAACCTGAGGAATTTCAAGTAAATTTACAACTTTGTAAATCTTCATTTAAATCTGATTGGGAAGCGGTTCAAATGGGTTATTCTGCATTTGATTCTTTGCCTCCTGCTTTTGCTGATTTCTTATTGGCTCACGTAGCTTCTAAAGTTGCTGAAAAAACAGAACAAAACATCTGGAGAGGTGTTACTGCTAATGCTGGTGAGTTCAACGGATTCACAAGATTATTAACTTTAGATGCCGCTTTACCTACTGCTAATGAAGTTGCTGGAACTACTGTAACTGCCGCAAACGTAATTACTGAATTAGGAAAAATCGTTGATGCAATTCCTGCCTCACTTTACGGAAAAGAAGATTTATACATCTATGTTTCTCAAAACATCGCAAGAGCATATGTTCGTGCTTTAGGTGGATTCGGTGCTTCTGGTTTAGGTGCTAATGGTACTAATACACAAGGTACACAATGGTTCAATAATGGTTCATTGTCTTTTGATGGTGTTAAAATCTTTGTTGCAAATGGTTTAGCTTCTAACGTTGCTATTGCGGCTCAAAAATCTAACTTATATTTCGGTACAGGTTTATTATCTGATTACAATGAAGTAAAAGTAATTGATATGGCTGATATCGATGGTTCTGAAAACGTAAGAGTTGTTATGCGTTTTACTGCAGGTGTACAATACGCTAATGTAGAAGATATTGTAACATACGGAATTACAAACGCCGCTAACTAATACTAACTTAGTTTATATAAATAAGGGGAGGTAAAATGCCTTCCCTTTTTTTTAACTTTTAAAATATAAAAATATGCCTTGCGATATATCATTAGGAAGAGCCGAACAATGTAAAAATTCAATCGGTGGTTTAAGAGCCGCATACTTCATAAATTGGGGTGATGCTACAACAGTAACTTATTCTGCAACTGCAGGACAAGAAGATGTAATTACAGCTTTAGGTGGTACGCCTATTGGTTACAAATATGAATTAAAAGGAACTTCAACATTTGAACAAACTGTAACTTCATCTAGAGAAAATGGTACTACATTTGTAGACCAAAAATTAACTTTAAGCATTAAGAAATTAACTATTGCAGATCACAAGCAATTAAAATTACTTTCTTATGGACGTCCTCAAGTTATCATTGAAGATAACAACGGAAACTTCTTTATGGCTGGTTTAACTAAAGGAATGGATTTAGTTACTTCAACTATTTCTACAGGTGCCGCTATGGGAGATTTGTCTGGTTATTCTATGGAATTCCAAGGAATGGAGCCCGTGCCTGCAAACTTTGTAACAGGTCCATTAACTACAGGAATTTTATCTTCTATTGTTGAAGGTACTGTAGCATAATATTATTATTTGTTTTTTTTTAAAAGAGGGTGTTATTTATATAACATCCTTTTTTGTTTTAAAACAATTTTGAATTTAAATTATTAATATATAAATATAGTTTATGATAATTTTAAAAGAACAAGCTACAGCACAAACATTAACATTTATACCAAGAGTATATAGTGCTAATACTATTGTTTTAAGAAATGAAACAACAAATGAAGAAACTACAATTTCTGCCACATTTGCTTTATCAAGTTATTATTTAACTACTACAACTATTTTTGATTTAAAAGAAAATACTTTTTATAATTTAACAATTAAAAATGGTGCAAATATAGTTTACAAAGATATTATCTTTTGTACAAATCAAGCAAACGATACTTATACAGTAAACCAAAATCAATATGTAGCAAACGTTACAAACAACGAATTTATAATTTATGAGTAATATATCAATAGTAAATTTAAGTGCTTATACAAGCCCTGTAATTCAGGAAAATAAAAAGAATAGCTATATTGAATATGGAAGTGATAATAATTACTTTCAATATTTAATTGATAGATATTTATATTCTGCTACAAATGGTGCAATTATTACAGGTATTGCAAATATGATTTATGGTAAAGGTTTAGATGCTTTAGATTCTAACAAAAAGCCAAATGAATACGCACAAATGAAATCTATAATTAAAGATTCAGATTTGCGTAAAATAGCTTTAGAACGTAAGTTATTAGGAATGGCATCAATGCAGGTAGTAAAGCAAAAGAATTTAGTTAAACAAGTTCTTCATTTTCCTATGCAAACTTTACGTGCTGAAAAATGTAATGATAAAGGACAGATTGAAGCTTGGTATTATCATCACGATTGGACAAAGAAAAAACCAAGTGAAGAAGCAAAACGAATTCCTGCTTTTGGTTTTGGTAACGGAAATGAAGTTGAAATTTATGTAATACAACCTTATGTATCTGGTTTTGATTATTATTCGCCAATAGATTATTCAGGTTCTTTACCTTATGCTTTATTAGAAGAAAATATTGCTGATTATCAAATAAACGATGTACAAAATGGTTTTAGTGGTACAAAAGTAATTAACTTCAATAATGGTATTCCTTCAGAAGAAATGCGTGATAAAATGAAGCGTGATGTAATGGGTAAATTAACAGGTGCAAGAGGCGAAAAAGTTATTATTGCTTTTAACGCTAATGCAGAAAGTAAAACTACAGTTGAAGATTTACCATTAAACGATGCACCTGCACATTACGAATATTTATCTAAAGAATGTTTTGATAAATTAATTGTAGGTCATAGAGTTACTTCACCGATGCTTTTAGGTATTAGAACAGGTGATGGTGGGCTTGGTAACAATGCAGATGAAATTAAAACTGCTACTTTATTATTTGATAATATAGTTATTAAACCATACCAATTAGAAATAATCGATGCTATTGATGAAATATTAGCTGTTAATAGTATTTCATTAAAATTATATTTTAAAACAATACAACCTTTAGAATTTGTTGATGTATCAGGAATGAACAACGAAACAATGGAAGAAGAAACAGGTGTTAAAATGTGTTCACATAATTTATCTACTGAAAGTATTGCAGATGCTTTAATTGAAAAAGGTGAAGAATTAAGCAATGAATGGTTTTTAATTGATGAAACAGAAGTTGATTACGATACAGAAGAAGAATTAGATGCTGAAATAAATGCTTTAAATAATAAAAAGAAAAGTACATTATCTAAAATGTGGAAATTTATCACTTCTACAGGAACTGCAAAACCATTAATTAAAAGTCCTGAACAAGATAAAGTAATCGATGGTGTTCAATTTATTACAAGATATGTTTATAGTGGTAATTTAACAGGTGAACGTGAATTTTGTAGTAAAATGATACGTGCTAAAAAAGTATATCGTAAAGAAGATATTATTGCAATGGAATCACAAGTAGTAAATTCAGGTTTTGGAAAAGGTGGTTCTGATACATATTCTATATGGCTTTGGAAGGGCGGACCTCGATGCAACCATAAATGGTTACGTAGAACATACGCAAGTTTTGAAACAAAAATAGACCCTACAAACCCTAATGCAGAACCTTTATCAATAGCAATAGCTGAAAGATACGGATATAGAGTAAGAAACGAAAAAGAAGTTTCTATGAAGCCAAGCGATATGCCTACAAAAGGTTACACACAAGAGTATTGGGACAAAATGGGATATACAAATTAATAAGAAATGGCAAAAGCATTATTTATAACAACAAACGATTTAGTTAAATATACTATTTTAAATGGTAATGTTGACCCTGATACATATACACAATATATTTTTCAAGCACAACAGGTTCACATACAAAATTATTTAGGTACTAAATTATATAATAAAATTAACGATGGAATTGTAGCAGGTAATTTAGCAAGTCCATATACAACGCTTTTAAGCGATTATATTAAAATGATGGTAGTACATTGGACTATGGTAGAGTTTTTACCTTATGCATCTATTAAAATAAGCGAGAAAGGTGTATTTAAACATAATTCTGAAAATAGTACAGTAGTAGATAAAACAGAAATAGATTATTTGATTGAAAAATCACGTGATACAGCACAAAGCTACACAAATAGATTTATTGACTATATGACTTTTAAACAATCTTTATTTCCTGAATATAATTTAAATTCAAATTCAGATGTTTACCCTGATAAAGATGCAAATTTTACAGGATGGGTACTATAAAAGAAACATACAAACCAAAAGAAACTAATGTAAAGAAATTAGAAATCTTTTTAAATAAATTGAAAAATGGCAAATAACATAGGTTGGGGACAAGGTGCAATTAACAACACAATAAATTGGGGTAAAGGTGCTGTTAATAATGCTATAAATTGGGGTAAATCTTATTATAGTAGTTACGCTTCAGAAACAGATATTATAGGATTTGTTGCGAGTTTATGGGGTACAGCTACAACAAATAATTGGGGCGAATCTACAACAGATAATTGGGGATAATTAATTAAATAAAAATATAAAAAATGGCAAATTTATTAGGTGCTAATATAGGCACAAATTACAAAGGATTTTTAAATATAGGAACTACAATTAACACACCTTTGGATTCTACTTTAAGGCCGATAACCGATGGTATGGGTAATTCAAGTGCTTTATATCTAAATAATGCTAAAGTATCTATTGCTTCAAGTTTGGGCATTGGAGTTCCTTCTTGGTCTGATGCATTAGATGTAAACGGAAATTTTTCATTACATAATGATGCTTCAGGAATAGATACAATTACTTTTAGTAATGGACCTCAAATACAAGCAAACGGACCTGCAGGATATTTTAAATCAGGAAATGTTTATACTAATACAATGGGAAGTGGAAACGTGGGGATTGGAACATCATCACCTTCATATAAGTTAGATGTTTTTGGAGATATAAAACTTGGATTAGGTGATGGTAGTGTCGAAAGAATTTGGACAAGCGGTGGACCTACAGTGCAGTATAACCCAACGACAGGTATTTTTGGTTTTGGAACTAATAATCTCAATGTAGATAATGGAACAGGTAATGTAAATATACCATATATTCCTCTTGTTATAGGTGCATCTACACCTGCCGCTTCTGCTATGTTAGAAGTAGTATCTACAACTAAAGGTATATTGTTTCCAAGAATGACAACAACACAAAAAAATGCAATATCTTCACCTGCAGCAGGATTAGTAGTTTATGATACTACTTTAGGTAAATTATGTGTAAGAACTGCATCTGCTTGGCAAACAATAACAAGTGCTTAATTAATAAACAATTAAATAAATAAATAAAATGATACAATTAAACAAAAAATCTTTCTTAAGTCTTTCAGAAGATACTCAAACGTCTAATAAAGTTGAATTACTTTCAGTAAGTTACAATCACTATTTGGGTAAAAAATTAGTAGATGGCACAAGCGTACAACAAGGTTATATTCAGTCAGTTGTTTGCAACGAATCAATGATTAGTATTTTATCAGATTTACAAGAAGATACTGATTTTAACGGAAATATTTTAATAGAATTAACTGATAATTATATCGCTAAATTAAAGCAATTAAATTCTGATATAGTTTTTACAAATACTTTAAAATAATATTATGCTAATTTTAAGTGAAGAAAAATTAAAAGAATTAAACTTATTTATTCAGGAAATGCCAACTAAATATGGTATGCAATTAATTCAATTTTTTAATAAAATACTTGAAGAACAAAAGTTAGAAGAAAAAGAATAAAGTAAAATTAATTTAGCATTGATTTAATATGCCTAAAAAGAATATTGAAATAGGTAGAACGCCAAACGATGGAACGGGTGATAATTTAAAAATAGTTATTGCGAAAGTAAATGAAAATATAGATGATATTTACATTGAAAAGCAAGATACATTAGTTAGTGGCACAAATATAAAAACTATTAATGGAAATTCTGTTTTAGGTAGTGGTGATTTAGTTATTAGTGGTGGTTCAGGTGGTGCATCAGGTATTCACGCATTTACTAAATTAACATCAGGAAGGTCAATTACTGCTATGGTAAATTCAACAGCTCCCGGAGTAACGGCAGGAGTTGCAAATAGATTATATGTTTACCCTTTTATTCCAAATCAAACACTAACCTGTTCATCAATGTATATTAATATAAACGCATTATTCTCAGGTGCTTTAGCAAAGATTGTTATTTATTCTGATACAAACGGAATACCTAATAATTTACTATATTCAAGTGCAGATATTAATTGTTCAACAACAGGAATAAAAACAATTTCAACTAATCAAACTTTTACAGCAGGAACAATATATTGGATTGGTTTGCATAGTTCATCTACACCAACTTTTACATCAATAAGTACTACAGCATTAATGCCTTTATCAATATTAGCTACAAATGTTCAATCAAGCATATTTAATACAAATACATACGGAACGCCACCTAATCCTTTTTCAATTGGATATACAATAACAAACGCTCCTGTTCCATTAGTTGGAATAACAATTTAATTTTATAATTATGGCACAAGTTAGAAATGAAATTTACGATGATAATGGACTTGTAAAAGTTGAATATATAGAAGTAGAAAATCAAAAAACTATTGAGGAATTATTAAAAGAAAAACAAGAAGAGTTATTAAAAATTTACAATGAAATACAAAATATAAAAAATGAGCAGACAACAATTTGATGTTATTTTAAATAAATTAATAAGTAGAAAATTATTAGTTTTCGTAATTGCTTGTATTGGTTTATTTAATCAAACGTTAACTTCTTCTGATTGGGTTGTTATTGCTACAGCTTATATAGGAATTGAAGGTGTTACCAATATAGTAGAACGATTAAGAAAATGAAACAATATTTTTTAGATTTGAAATTATCACTTTTAACAGGAACGTATTTTGCAATATCTTTTGCTAATGTAGATGCTACAATGAAAGTTTTAGCATTTATGTTTGCTTCAGGTTATACTTTACGCAGATGGTATTTAATGGAAAAAAATAAAAACAATGAAACTAAATAATAGTGGTTATTTACTTATTACGGAGTTTGAAGGTTTTAGTGCTAAACCTTATTTATGTTCTGCAAAAGTACCAACAATAGGATTTGGAAATACATACTATACAAATGGTACAAAAGTAACTTTATTAGATAAACCAATTACAAGAGTACAGGCGTTTGAAATGTTTAAACACATAGCAGATAAATTTGCAAGTAAAGTTTCTAAATTAGTTACAAGCCCTTTAAATCAAAATCAATTTAATGCTTTAGTTTCATTAGCATATAATATTGGAATAGCTGCTTTTACAAATAGCACATTATTAAAAAAAGTAAACATTAACCACAATGATAAATCTATTGAATTAGAATTTTTAAAGTGGAATAAAGTAAATAAAAAAGAAGTAGCAGGTTTAACAAGAAGAAGATTATATGAAAGCAAAGTTTATTTTTCTTAATATCATATGTAGTGCATTTTTATTTTCTTGTGCATCACGTAAAGTAGATGTTAAAAAAGTAGAAATTAAAAAAGATAGTTTAATAGAAACAAAAATAGATTTAACTGAAAATAAAGTTAAAGATTCTATTGCAGAAACTAATATTAAAACTATTATTGATATTGATGAAATTATAATTAAACCTTTAGATAGTTGTAAAGAATTTATTGTAGAAGGTAAAACATATAAAAACGTTGTTTTAAGCTATAAAAAAACTAAAACTAATACTTTATCTAACAATAAGATAAAAGTATCAGAAAACACTTTAAAACGCATTAAAACTGATAGTAAGATAAAAACATCAACTAAAGAAAACATTAAAGAAAAGCAAATAGATAAAAAAGCTAATTACTTTATTTATTTGTGGTTTATTTTAGGAATAATAATTTTATATTTAATATGGCGAAGCAAACGATTGTTCTTGTAAAAGAAGATAAACATATTTCAAGACCAAATATTCATAGCAAAAGTAAAAGTTCTAAATTAAAATCTTCAAAGAACTATAAAAAAATCTATAAAGGTCAAGGAAGATAAAAGCATAGCTATCTGCAACACAGTTTGCTTTTTTTTCTATATTTTAGAAACTTTTTTTGTTTATTTTTTATATACTTATTTTGTTTTTTTGATATATTTTAAAAAAAGTATTTTGCAAAGTTACAGGTTATTTTTGACAATATTGCAATATCTTAAATTTACTTTTTAACAAGATTGTTTATATCTTGTATTTACATTTGACAAATGAAAAAACCATCACGCAAAACGTTAGTAACAAAATTAGATACTATCTTTAGCCAATATATTAGGCGTAAAGATGCTATTAATGAAATAGCTACTTGTGTTACTTGTGGTAAAAAAGATCATTATAAAAAACTTCAATGCGGTCATTTTCAATCACGTTCACATTATTCAACAAGATGGGATGAACGTAATGTAGGAGTTCAATGTTACGGGTGCAATATTTCACGTTCAGGTGAACAATATAAATTTAGTCAATATCTTGGTAATAACTTATCAGAAGAATTACAAATTAAATCAAAACAAATAGTTAAATTTGCAGATATAGATTTGATTGAGTTAATAGATTATTATACCGAAAAAGTAAACACTTTGTAAAGTTTCTTGTTTTTCTTTGTTTCTAAAAGCCCTGTATTTATTATGCAGGGTTTTTTTATATCATAAAATTATGTTAAAGTTTTATATCATAGTTTTTTATTTAAAATGTATTTATATATTTGCAGAAGAAATAACAATTAAAAACAAACATTATGAAACAAACATTAAAGAATTTCGGATTAGCTCTTTTATTATGGGCGGGTTTATTTACAATGCAATTATTAATTAGTAACTTTATTTAAGATGAAAGATTTATTAGACTACAACAGATTTAGAATGGAAGCATTACAGGCACAAATTTGCAAACTAGAACATCATATTGCAACACTAGAAACATATATTTTTGAACTTGCAGATGTAGAATGTCCAGATGAATACAAAACAATAGTTAAGAAAGAAATTTACAATTCAAAAAATAATTAAAAATGGAATTAACATTAAATCAAAAATTATCTTTAATTCAAAAAGAATTTAAAGCAAGTAAGTCAAAGTTTAACAGCTTTGGAAAATACAATTTTAGAAGTGCAGAAGATATATTAGAAGCATTAAAACCATTTAATGAAAAATACAAAGTGAATTTTACAATTACAGAACAAATAGAAGAATCACAATTTTTACAATTTCCAATGTTGCGTTCTACAGCTTCTATTAATGATGATTTAGATTCTATTTCTGCAACAGCTATAGTAGGTATTGATTTAGAACAAAAAGGAATGCAAATGCCACAAAAATTTGGTTCTGCATCAAGTTACGCAAAAAAATACGCATTAGGTAATTTACTTTTAATTGATGATACACAAGATTCAGATGCAATTAATAAGCACGATAAAGAACCTGCTACAGATAATTTAAAATGGTTAAATAAAAATACGCCTGAATTTAATAAAGCTATTGAATATTTAAAAAATGGTGGTAATATTGCAACTATTGAAGGCAAATATAAAATGACTAAAGTAGTCAAAGATGAATTATTAAAAGTAAAATAGGGAAGCTGAAAACTATATAGAGTAGGCAAATTTTAAAAATAAATAATATGAGTGCATTAATTAATGT